TGCTATTAAAGTATCCGTTGTGTCTACAGCAGCTGTCGCTCTCCCGCGATACATAGGGAAATTAGCCATGGTATACTGGTGAAATTTGCCAGTTGTTCCAGGGCTATTTCCCAAACGGCGAGACAAATTATATCTTTTGAGAAAATTCCGCATAGAAGACACGGTTTCACCACAATAAACAGCTGACAATTTATCACTAACAGTCATAGTGGGTCCCAACATGTGAATTTCAGATGCAGTAATTCCGTTGTTAGCAGTACTACGAGTATCCGACAAAGTACCTGATTGCGGCCTAAAAACAAAGTTTTGGAAATGATCTGTAGGAATAAAAACTTCGAAATCATCAGCAGCAGAAACAAATACATTGATTTGAATATCGTTATTGATAGTACTATTCGGCACAGTAAGCTCATTGACAACATAGACAGCCAAAGTTCCGTTACCTGTATCGACAGATGCATAGGGAGTAGTACTAAAACATTGGGTAACACTATCAATAGCAGGTGTTAATTTACTAACCAATGAAAGGTTTTGTCCATTGCCAACTTGCATAGTAACGTCCTTGGTCTCTGAGATATCAACAATCTTCATATAATTGATATTATATTCATTAGACTCAATATAATTAGGATCATACACAAATTTTAGACGTCCCTTGTGAAACCCGGAACACACTATCTGAAAACGAAATTTTAGAGAACCTGTCCAATGTGCAAAAGGCATAGATGCAACTGCTACAGGTGTGAGATGATATTCAGTTTTACCAGACACGGTGACTTCGTCCCATAAAGATGGTTGAACACGAACATTCCACAACAATGATTCTGCACTAGTGCTCGTAGCCCACCCGAAAGTGGTGAGATAAGATTCCCTACCAGCAATAGATTTAATAGCCAAATTGTCACAATCATTGTCTAGTCCAGAGATACGAGGATCTACTGTCAGTTCTTGGAGATCATCATACGTAAGCTTTGTGACATTGTCTGGCGTGTTAGTAGTAGCAAACTGACCAACACACTGCGTCTGTACTGGCATAGCTGCACGAGTGACAGGTGGGCGACTGTATCCAAAAGCTTTAGCTATATCTGAAACTGCAGTGGCTGCTATTTCAGTGGCCATAGCAAAAGGTGCTATAGGAGGTATTGTGCGCAAAGTAGATGCAATCTTAGCCACAGTAGTAGCTGGCTTAGAAATTACACCTTCTTTATTTGCCTCTGTAGTCTCCTTGGTTCCCATCTGCGCAATGAGATCTGTTGAATTGAGAGAAGTCAATACAGACACTTCAACATCCTCTGCCCACGCAAACACGCTAATCGATACGGAATCTGAAGCTCCATTGGCATGTTTCAGATCATTTATGGAACGCAAGGTTATTTCTCCCATCTCACTCCAATCAGTGCGAGTAATAGACATATAATTTCTATGCCAGAAGAAAGGCAGCAATAACTCGCCTCCTTGTGAAGTGCAAGGGTCAAGATATACATGGGGTCGCTGCGACTCACAAATGACATCTTGTGATATGATGGTGCGATTAGTTGTCAATGTATCAGCAATATGGTACGGCAAGTATGACGCAATAGCACGCCCATACATGAAATGATTCCCATTCAAAACAAATTTCAAATGTAAATTACATCGCAACAACTCGAAATTGTTGATACGATTTATAACACGTTTGTTAGAAAAGAAGTCATCCCAAGGATTGAATGACGTGCCGATTGACAAGCCCGTACCCCATCCAAATTCCCGAATTTTGATGGGGCGCTTAAAGAAATCGCCCAAATCAGCATCATCAGAGTCCTGTAACTTACGAGTAGGGTCCACATATGCATTTGTATCATACATATGACCTGACACCGCTTCGTCAAAGGTGACGTTCTCGCTGGTCAAAGCAGAACCCGAACCTTCAATAGCTTCAGGGCCAACAGAACCCATCTGAGGTTCCATGTCATGAATTTCTACAATTTTTGTAATCAAAACTAACGGTGTAGAGTCCGGTAGCTTTGATAGTGCCTGAGGAAGTGCAGCACTATTACTATTTTGTCCTGGGTGAGTAAGTCATCATACAATCAAGGCACGACTCAATGCCAAGAAGGTCAAAAATGTTGTTGTCCGGCGAGACTCTCCTAAATAGGAGCAAATGCCTATGTGCAAAGCCTAAATATAAATATATACATTTTTAAATATAGCAATAAATGGTTTCCATATACACACATGAATTTTGCTTTCCTTTGAGCCAGATTCAGAACTGGCCGCACAGTTTATACACGTATGCTAGGTGTTTAATCAAAAATGGTATTTTCGTCTGGGATACCTTCCCCAAGATATTTATATCGCCACTTAGCAACGCGCATATCATATGAAATGTCAAAGCCTTGACACAGATGTTCAATACCTGCGGCCTTAGCAACTCTTAGCATCTCTTCTCGGCGCAAATTGTATTTTTCCCTACCATAATAAAACCAATCATGTAAAGACGAATCAATATTCTGTGCTGACTGCTGTGGTAAAGTCAATTCCTTAGAAAGAAGGTGTGCGTGCAAACGTTTAAAAATAGATGACTCATCTAAAACACCAATGTGTGCATCTAAGTCCTCATTATATACGTCACTTCTCTTCAAAAAATCGGCTTCATCAGATGTCATATATTCGGTAGCGACAGATTCTTTGTCTGGCATCGTAAATTTGATATCATATTGTGCTAAGTATGTCGCAAAGCTAATATGGTTGAACAAAGGGCGATTAGGAGATACAGACCCCTTAACATCATCACCATACGTTCCAAAAGCACAATTCTGATAAAAATCTTGCACACTATCTTCAGGATAAATAGTGTAATACGCACAACGCAATAGCAAAGAATTGACAATAGAGTTGATGATAACAGTCAAATTCTGACCTGAAGGATTCGATCCAAAAATCATAAGCAAATCACCATTATATGCCATAAGAGGATACACTATTTCTGAAACAATTGATTCCATAAGTGTTATATCGTCAGGTCTATAATCACACTGCTTTGCTACAGAAATTAGAACATCAAATGCTGCAATTGTTAACTGCGCAGGCATCCTCTGATCGTACTTACTATAATCACCAGCGAGTATGTTATTTCCCTTGGAAATCATATGTTCATTAAGTTGACCCCATTCCGGTCCTTCTGCATTTGCTCCAACCATGCATTCTGTCAATAGTGGGTTTAATTGCATAATGCGAACCAAAGGTAAGAAGTACATGCGAATCAACAATTGTAATGCTAGGGGAGCGCTTTGAAACACTCTCACCTTCTCGCTTGTCAGCTTTGTAGGTTCATCTTTTAAACATGCTTTCCAAACAAAATAACAACGTTCACCTTTGCGAAGAATTTCACATGTTCGATCAACCTCATCCCATATTTCTTCTGAAAAAGATTGAGGGTAACCGACATCAGGGAATTCTTCTGGATCACATAGTACCAAATAATCACGCTTCTTGCCGCTCAGTGGCCAACCGGGTGAAGTAGAAAAATTCATAGGATCTATAAATCTCTTGCCTTTCAAGCCACTAACGGTTTCCACTTGATTAAGAGGCCGAGCATCCATTAATTCGGGTAAGCGAGTGAATATTTCATCAAATTGCACCATATAACTCTCCACGGCGCGGCTAACAACACCGCCCAAACTCAATGATGGATGAGCCAATTGTTCCAAAGCGACTTGATACGGATATACATTATCACCCTTCAGTTTGGGTGGACCCCACTTCTGAGGTACGCCGCAAACTTCTGACACATGGGGAGAAATCAATGTGGGTACAACAATACTACGAGGCGTACTCCGAACTGACATGCTACCATATACTTCAATACTAGTGTTTGGTGTTAAATATCGCACGGGACTCTTGTGATGAATGTCAGTAGATTCAACAAGTTTTGTTCCATATTGTTCCTCCGGCATATCCCCTTCACTGCACAACCGTACAACACCAGGTTTGGAGCACATTTCTGAAATAGCACTCCGAACCATGTCTTGAGACAAATATCCAGCACCGCCTTTTACTCCAAAGCCACATAAATGAAACCCCAAAATAGTAGACCCGCGTCCAACGGACACTATGGGGCTCATGCACATGCCATCTTGAGTTTCCACAGGTAAAGTATAAATACCACCTTGGAAATTTGCACATGTACGGTGTGAAACTTTCTG